ACCCGTAAGATGCAACATGCGCTAGCTCTTCATTGACGAGAGACTGGACGTATCTCTTTTGAGATACTGTATCCATGTCGGACAACTCAGCTAGAAGGAGCTTAACATTGATAACAACATCAAGCCCTCGTGCGCCTATAGGTCCGTCTTGATTTGGATCGGTCCTGAGATTCGATCCAAGGGGCATAATGGATTTCAAGAAGAGTATGATTTCCTCTCCAACCTCTTGCTCTTCAGAGGTAGCTGCTTCTCCGTTGCTTTCTTCAATCGCTGCTGCCACATCAGGCTCTTGGTCTAGCGGGCGGGCAGGGCCTTCTTGTCTCCTGTCTTGAGTAGTTGGTTCTTCAGCAATCTCTCTTCCGGTAAGGCTGTCTTCACTTGTCTCACTCCTACGCTGCGCGTTTGCTTTAGCGTCCTCTGCTGCTTTGTGGGCAACTGTAGACATCATTGAAGCCTTCACGGTATACAGCTTCTTAGGTCCGAGGCTAACTACATCCTCGATAGCTTGAGCAAACTGGCGGCCTTCGCGCTTTGTAACCTTTCTAAAGAAGCTAGCAATAGCATCAACGATTCTTTGGAAGAATCCCCGCTCACCCCTTGGGGTCGCTAAGCTTCTGATGTGCTGTTGGAAATCAGGCGACAGCATTATGGATGCCACAAACTCTTCTAAGTTTACAAAGCCGTCTTCGAGAATTGGGTTTCTTTTGAGTGTCTTCCTATCAATCTCGTATTGTTTCTCTGCGAGAGTCTTGAGTCCCTGCAATCTCTGCTTGGCTAGCCTCTGCCTTTTAGTGAGCAGCGACTCGTCTTTGGCGATAATGTCGGCAGTAGTAGCGTGAAGGTATTCTTCGAGGAGAACATTCTCCAAACCTCTCCCGTTACCTTGAGCAAGGTTGATGATAACTCGATGGGTTCCATCTTTTCCTTTATGATACTCTCCTGCGGCATCTACTAGTGGTGATGAGGTGGTGGCGAACCGGACATTCCGTATGAAGTTCGGATCTTCCAACAGCATCTCAGCGACCAACTTATGATTAGGGTTACTGCTGGTATTAGCAATTTGAGTAAGAGCTTGAACAACCGACTCTGGATCTCCTGAGACCAAGCCCAATCGCTCCATGTCACGGGCGTTGTCAATCTCTGCTTGCTGACGCTCTGCCTCTGTAAGGTGAGACTTAGACATCAGACGCCTGATAGGTCCGTCGATGCTTTTTATGAAATTTATGGCCTGTTCTCTAGTTGGTTCTTGAGCTAGCCCCGCCTTCTTGAGCTGCTCCGTCACATAAAGAATCTGATCGTTATCTTTTGTGGGGTCTCCATCGACACGGCTGCCTAGTCCATTACCTTTTAGAGCAATTGCGAGAATACTTCCTGATCGGAATCTGATCCCCCTACGACCTTCGAGAAGGTTTACGAACTCTACAACTTCACGGCTAGTAGGGTTAGCGGCCATCCATCCACCTATCTTGTTAAGCAGATAAGGGGTTTTCATGTTGGTGACATAGGCCACCATCTCTGGGTCAGGGTCAGGATACAGAGACTGGAAAGCTATATCGCTAAGGGCCTCACGAAGTTCGGGGTCTTCATCAATGGCAGAAACCGCATCGTCTATGTTTCGAGCAACAACATCAGGGATAACTTGGGGGCTTACGGTTTCTCCAACAGGGCCACCTAAATACAAAGCTTGGTTTTCGGCATTAGCAAGGCCAGCGGCATCTCGCGCTGCCTCATCAGTCATGTTTGTTATGACTCTTTCGGATTCGTGTATGCCCCTTGATTTTTCTTGCGCGACATATCTACCGACGCTCCTGCTCAGCAAACTAGAGAACGTAGGCATGTTGTTGCCATCAAAGTCAGAGTTGTTAAGAACCTGCTCCTCAACAAACTGAATAATAATATCAGTATTAGTTGGGGACTTTGACTGAGTGGTAGAAACCAAAGGCTTTAATCTACCTGCTACTGTCTTCTTGTCTTGCGTCTTCATGCGGCCAAGCACGGTTTTGACGACTTTTTTCTTTTTGCTTGGGGCAACTATTAAGTTGTTCCCGATTGTTTCTGTCAGACCAGAGCCTTCCTTTAGAAGTTCTGTCCGCAACTCAAACAGGTTGGCCGACAACCTCATCTCAATAAACGCAGCCTGCAACGCATCAGGAGCAGACTCTCGTAGCTGCGCTCCCCCGTAAGTAGTGAAGAATGTATTGAAAGAAGCCTCGTCATTTCTATAAGCCCGATCAAAAGCACGGAGTTGTTGGTCTAGGTCTCCAATCGTTTGGCCACCTAGCGAGACATCCCCATATTTACCTCCTTCAATACTGACTCCCATAGCGCCAGCGGGCAGAACCTTGTCAAAGTCCTTGATGAAGGGGACTCCTGCTTGAGCATAATACAAGTCGTGGTTCAGCTCTAGCGACCCTGATTTTTGAATTGGGGTAATTAAAGACTCTTTTAGGTTGCCGTCGAGCGAAGGCCTAAAAACATCGACGACCCTATCATCTACTATCTTAAAAGCTGGGTTTATGTTTTCAGCCCCCTCTTCAGGAGCTAAGACAGGCTGTTTGTTCGAGAGCATTTCTGCAATCATCACAGGGTCGTTGTTAAAAATAACTCGCCCGCTGTCGTCTAAGACACCCTCAAGGCGTCCATCTACTTTTTTCTTTCCTGTGACTGGATCGAAGTAAGTTTTCTTCCGGCTGCTTTTGAAAGTGTCCCTGCCTACAGCATCGACAGGGATAATCGGGTAACGGTCGTATACAACTTTTGCCAAGAAATCTGATTTATCAGAGTAACCTTTCGACTTTGGCAAACCAAACCGCGCATCTGAAGTTACGCGAACGGGAACGCCAAACCGAACAGCAAGCTTGGCGTAATCCATCGCCTCTGCTTTTTCGGTATCTGATATTGTCGCGCCTGTTTTAAAAGGGGACAGATCAAAATCACCTGTCTCAGATACGTCTATACCTTCCATAGAAGGAGCCGTTCTCACTTCTGCCTGTTTAACAAACTTGAGGTCTTGCTTGGGGAGATAGTCATTCAGCGACAGGCTGCTGTTTTCTCTCACTATAAGGTCTACAACATCAACACCCAAAAGACCTGCGACATACTCTTTGTTTTGGCTGGCTAGTGGGTAGGTCAGATCAGCAACGTCTTTTCTAACTTCAGGGTTTACGTCGAGGGCAACGCTACTCCTAGTATCATTAGACAACAAATCTTGTTTGGCATCGAAGTTGGAAATAGCCCTCTGTAGCTCAGCTTGTCCTTCATCAGTGTTAAGGGCTTCATCGACCTTCTTTACAAAGGCGTCGGCCTGCGCTTCACGGGTTCTACCCCCAGCAAAAAGCGTCAACTGCTCAGGAGGTGCGGGTGCAGCCTCTGCCTCTGGTGCAGCCTCTGCCTCTGGTGCAGCCTCTGCCTCTGCCTCTGCTTCTGGTGTTGGAGCAACGGGGGCTGCCTCAGCTTCAGGATCACGGGGGAGAAACTCCCCACGCTCACGAGCTGCTTGTCGTCTTCTGTTACGAACAGCCTCAGCAGTTAACGGACTGCCTGTGTTTTCTAACTCTTTTGCTACTTGCTCGTCAAAATCTCTAGCTAACTTAGCAGCTTGAGCTGCGCGATTAAACTTATTAGGCCGGACTTTTTCTGAAACTTTTCTAATTGCAGGGGCACCAGCTCCCATAACACCGCCTAACATACCGGCGTAAAGAGACTGACTCATGCGGTCCAGCATCGGCGTGTTCTCGCTCAAGACAGCATCAGTAACAAACCCATTGATGAATTCGTCGAGACCTTCCTCTATCGCTTCGTCTTTTGCATTCCCTAGAAGAGACTTAGACCCTGCAAACTTGTAAAGCTTCTGCTGCGCCGCTGCTACCTTTGCAAAAGCATTGGCTACAACAGTATCGTCAATGCCTTTAGTATTCGCAATAGACTTCAGAGTTTTTGATAGGTCTTTGAACGGCATGCCTTTTAGCAAAGCGTCCTCTACACCGCCTCGTCCAAGGGCACCAAAACCAGCGGTGATGAAACCCGTGAAAGCACCCGCTACTAATGCGCCACCTAATGCGCGGTCGTGTATTTCTTCTCTACTTAAATCGGTGCTTTTAGATAACTCGTTAAAGAGTGTTCCATAGGTAGCACCTCCAGACCTAGTGGCTGCGGGTATGAAAGAAGCCGAAGCGATACCAAACCTCTGGGCTACAAGACTATTGTAGCCTTTGATTGCAGCAGCAGCTCCCTCAGACCCTCCATCTTTAACAGACTGCTTAATTAGGTTTTCTGTGAGTAGTTTTTGGGCAGCCTTTTCTGCGCCTTCTGTTCCTGTAGTCCTAAACACAGAGCTAGTAAGAGCCTTACCAAAACCTTTAGCTGTCAGTCGTGCGCCTTGTCGAGCAGCTAGGTATGCAGCGCCGCCTGCTCCTGCGGCGGGGGCTGTTACAGTCGCAAGAGTCGCAGTAGCTGCGACATCAACAAGCAGGGGGGCAATAGTCTCCCCGATGTCTTGGACAAATCCAAACTCTTCACCAAACAAATTAGCAACTTCACGCCGGTCAGAGTTACGTCTAGCAGAAGACATCAAAGTATTTTGAGCCCACTCTGCACCAAACGCAGCGGGAACAGCAGCCGCTAGCTGTGTAACCGAATCCCACAAAGACCACGCAATACCCTTAGTGCCTTCGGCAAACTTGCTGTAGTTATCTTCGTCCGATAAGTAATCAGAAAGTATCTCGTGGTTCTTTTTACCTGTTGCCCTCCCCTTGGTCAGAGCCTCAGACCATTCGTCGGCCTTTCCTGAGCGGAGGAGAAGGTCGCTCATACCGCTAAAGTTGCTCTCTAAGAAAGCTACACGACTTTTTTTCAGGGTGTCCTTTACAGAATCTTCCACGTCAGGACGAGCAGCCAACATCTTATCGAAGACTTTTTCGTTGGCCATCGCAGCGGGATGGACGACAGGCCCCAGATACCCGTAGGTTCTGATGTTCTTACCTACTTCGTCGTCCTCATCGTGGAATTCAAACTTATTGTTTGAATTAGCATCATCTAAAATCAGTTGCTTATAAGCACTCTGGACCTCTTCTAATGTGAAAGCATCACTGCCTCGACCCTCCCCGACACTGTTCAGTCGTTTTGCCAAAAGTTGAGTCGCCTCATCAAAGTTTACATTACCTGCCTTAGCTATGGCTTGACGCTTTTCACGCTCAGCAGCAGTGCGCTCGTCTTGATCCCCACCAGTGACTTTGCCGATCAACCATCCAGCGGCATCAGTAATGTCTTGGCCGGTTTCATTTAGCATCATCTGCCAAATGTCACCTTTATCGTATTCTCCAGTTGCTAGCCTAGTGCCGTGTCCCGATACCTGATACCTAAAGAGCTGATCTTCTTTTACTAGATCAGTCATCATGGCGTGGGCTTCCCGCAATCTTTTGTATTTGTAGCGCGGTATGTCTGTGCCTTCTTGTAGTTGTATTTGTTGTTGAGCAATAAACGCATCAGACAACTGCACTCCACCAATTTTTGAATCTTTGAGGGCAGTTAAAAAATCACTCTTGGTTGCGCGATCTCCTGCAATTAGCTCTTGTTCTCCGTCCTCACCTTTTACAAACGCAAAAGCTAGCTCTCCGTTATGAACCAAGCTCCTTTTTACATCGTCAAAACGATTAGCTACAATTTGCTCAACCTGAAGTCTGGCCTGCTCAAGCTTGTCAGAAGTCTCAACAGTAGGATCGTCTATCTTAGCTAACGCTTTATACCTTGTAATAACCTCCCAGTCTGGGTCGGTCTGGAAATCAATCGACGACTGGATTAGATCTACCTTGTTGTCAAATGGCCGCTCCTTAGCGGTATACAAAGAATTAATCGTGTCTGTATCCCCTTCTTCAACAAGGCCGTTTTCAACTAAAGAAGAACGTAGGCTATCCCTAATCTCGCTTTCTACATCAACCGAGTATTGATCGGCTTTGAGATACTCCTCTCGAATGTAATCACTAAACGCTTTTCTGTTCTGGATGTCGTCCTCTGCGGGAGGAGCAGTTTTAGACCAGTCAGAATACTTCTTTATTTCTAACGGGGCCGCTTTAGGCGACTCCCCCATGAGGATTTCAAAATCAGTCATAGCTGAATTAAGCGTTGGATATGTAGGTAGGTTTAGTCGAAGGAGCTACGAATAGCACTCGCAGCAGGTGAAGGAGCAGGAGCAACAGGGCTTAGCTCTCTGAGTTTTTTGAAAGTGGTGCGAAGAGCTGCTCGCCGAAGTTGTTCAGGGTCGGCGTTGCGAACAAAATCCTCATCAAGACTGGGGTTCAAGTTTAGCATTAGCTCTTGTAGGTCTTGTAAAGACTCTTGCGTATACTCAAAGCTAGTGTCTTTAGGCTCTGGAAGATTAGAAAAATCTATTTCTTCTCCTCTTTCTCTTGCAGCGATAAGACGCTCAAACATATCTCCCTGATCAACGACATCTAGTTTGTTAAGTGTGTCTTGTGCTCTAAGCAAATCTTGCTTGAGAGAAGCATCTTGTTTTTCTTTTTGTCTTCTCTCTAACTGTATTCGCTCTTTCTCCAGACTATCTTTAGAACGCTTCTTCGCTGTGTCAGCAAGAACCTGAACAGCCCGTTCTCCAGCCGTTATGTTAGCACCCCCTTGTGAATCAGGATCAGTGAGCAGGGATTCAACATCACCGCCTTGCTGAGCGATCTGGAACGCAGAGCCTGTTATGGTTTTAGCTTCGGCTTGTTTCTGTCTTTCGCGGGCGGCGTCAGCCTGCACAGCAGATGAAGCAGAAGTAAACATGTCTTGCATTGCAGGACTAAACTGCAATGTAGTTGCGTAGCCCATTTTAACTTGAGCAATTTCTTTGGTTTTTTGAAATGAGTCTTTAGAATCGTCGCTGTAGATTTCTTCGAGCCGCTGACTCAAAGCAGGTAACTGACCCATTGCGTCTACTTCCATCTTTGATTTTCGGCGGGCGCTATCGAGCGCAAGTTGCGACCGTTCAAAAGCTAACTCTTGTTGTTGCAGGTTGAGCATGTTGTTGACCAGCTTCATTTGCTGATCACGAGCTGGCTGCATCTGTTGGTCAATAGCTTGCAGTTGTGCAAACTCCGATTGACGCAAACCGCCCACAGGGAAAAACTGTGAGCGAAGAGGTGCGATGTCTCTGTTAAATGCGATAGTAGCCATTAGTAGCGTTGTTCCATTGTTCTTATCCCGCCTTTATCTAAATCCGCTATCCGTTTATCCATGACTCGTGTGGCGTAATCGACATATCTTTTTTGTAGATTTAGATTCTGCTGTGACAAATCTTGCGCCTCTTGTTGTTTGGCGGCAATCCGGCCTCGTTGTTCCTGACTCAAGATTCCGGGTTCTTTGAGCCCTTGCATAGCGGCAGCACCAAAAAGTTGATTAGCCGCGCTCGTCGCACCAGCACGTTGAGCGGCCCTTGCTGCTCGTCGCATATCGCCCGAAAGAGTTCCTAATCTGCGAGGGGCTTGACGAAGGGAGCTGCCAGATCCGATAGGTTCTTGCTGATTGTCTCTAGCTACAGCGGACTCAAAGGCCGCATCAGTTGCAAAGTCTTGGCGGCGAACTCCTCCTCCAGATACTTCGGTCATCTTGTTGCGTTGTATGTCTGCGCCAATATCTAATCCTTGGAGGTTATCCATATTGACAAGACCCTTATCTTTAAACCCAAGTGGTCCTGTATCTTCAGAGGCGAGTGTGTAACCTTTTCTCCTATCTTCTTCTGTTGCCCCAGTGATGGGGTTTGCCAAAGTGCCACGAGCACTTTTCATCATAGCCGCTTTAGGCGGGCCTACTAATGGGATAGCTTCTTGTGTCTGAACTGTCCCCGTCGCAGGCAGTGGTGGAGCTTTTGTAAACTCTTCTTCTTCTTCTTTCGATACTGTGCCTTTTAATGCCATGATTACCAAAGGTGTTTGCATGCCCAGTAGCGGGCAGTAGTCTTGTCTTTTGCTGTCGCGCAGTTGTGCCTAGCGCGGAAGTTAGCTCTGCGTTTAGGGTTCTTGTGTTTACGGAAATCGCTGTAATCACGATGTCCATACGACACTTTTTTAATCTTGTCGCCCTGCTTACCTAACACGACGAACTTTTTCTTAGATCCTTTAGGCGCTCTTTTAGGTTTATTGAAGCCAGCATATGACTCCCCCATATACTGGATTCGACCGGAGGGAAGACGTTTGAATCTTTTTGACGCCACAGCCGCTAAATTACCTTTATGTAAGTATATTGTCAATTCTGTCAATATAAGTGCGAACCGACTTCAAAAGTTTCTCCCTGTAATACATAGGCACATTGGTCTCTCCAATGTGCCTATGCTGTCTAGGGAATACTTTTACGACATCAAACTCGTGTCAGGGTTCTCCAACGACTGCCCTAACGACTGGATTGTAACCCGTCTCCTGAACCCTGTAGCCTGATCCTCTTTCGGTGGGTCGATAGCCACGAGCCCTAATCTCTGGCGGGCGCAGTCTAGCGCAAGGAATGCAGCATCTGCCAAGTCAGGGCTGCGACCGAACCGAGACTTAAACTCCGGCTTAGACTCAATCTTCATCTTCAGTGTGGAGCTTTTGATCATGTCATAGTTCCTCGCACACATCTCTTGTGCAAGATCAGAACTTACGCCATATACTTGTTTAGTCCTCATAAGTTCCTTACCCACAAACCATAACTCAGATACACGGTTCATGTAGAGTTCTTCACCAGTAAGCTGGCTGTTCATAGACACACGCTTGTCGGATGCCTTACCGCCAAACGTGACCCGCATAAAATTAGGCGACCACTCGCCAGCCAACACGTCACAGAACGGAGCCCCCGCGCCAGTGGAGTCAACCGCCACATTCTCTGGGGACACCTTGCGCTTCTTACAGTGCTCTATAATCTGGTTGACGATCTGATATGTCCGAGGCACGGCCTTGTTGGTGGCATCATCGTTCAAGTGGATCGCATCCTTGAACTGGCAGACATACTGTCCGTTGCGGGCGTATCCAACTTCTGCGGTGAACATGATTGTCCTGTCGCCCCCGTTCGTGAATGCGGGGTCGATACCGGCGACCACTGTCGGGGTGCTCTCCCACTCGACACTACCCAAGGCCCCGCTGGTAGATAGTTCGGATTCTGCGTAAATGCCTGTTGTCTCGTCGCTGTCAAAAAAGATAGCCTTGACCATTCGCATGTAACCCCTTGATTCCGGCCCGAGCAGTAGACGGTCCTCTTGCAACTTAGCCTCAGTCGGGAGCCAAGGATATTTCGTCTCGCCTAGTATAACATTTGGGCTGCGCTCTCCATCTAGCCGGATGTATTTGCCGCCCCACTTTGTGTTCCATTCGTCGGCTGTCTGGATGTCTACCGACTCCCAGCCGTCTTTGGGTTCTGACCATACGCCAAATGCGTCGAACCTTGAGTTCGGGTTAGACATGCCGATCATTTGGAAAAACGGGTTCTTCGACAGGTTAGTCAGGCCAGCATTGACTATTGCCTCTGACAGTTCTGCCAGCTCGTCCCCGATCAAAATCACTCGCTTCTGCTTTAGACCAATAAATTTACCAACAGCATCTCTGGTCTTTTGCTTCTCTGCGGCGATAAGCGACAAACCAGCCCGTTCGATAAGCGTTTCTTTCTCGTCTACATAAGCAGCGTTGCCTATTGAATCCCTTATCTTGATTGGTGCTCCGTCGATCACGGACAGCAACGACATGACCGAACCCCATATCCGCTTACGTGCTTCGCGTAATGTGGTTGAGGTCATCAAGACCAGCGTGTCTCGTGGTTGTGATAACCAGTTCACAATCCCCCATGCGGCCATCGTGTGTGACTTACCTGATGATGCAGAACCACCAATCGACAAATATTTGTTGTTGAGGGCGGCGCGTATCATCTGCTCTGCCCATGGGTGCTTGACCATCATAGGTTCCGGTAAATCCTCGTGGTTCCATAGCTCGTCACAAATTCGCCAGAAATAATACTCCTTTGCGATTACTTTGGGGTGGTGTGCAAAACCGTATAACAAAGCTGTGATCAGACTTGTTGGTGGTATTACCAAACCACCAATGTCCATCTTTTTTGTTTGCGAGTCTATTCGTGGTTCGAGAACACGCTTGCGTTTATTTGGATCGGACGGCATGGTTAAATCAGATCGGAGTCTACTGTTGTTATCATGTCGAGCGAAGGCAATACCGAAATAGTGCAAGAAGCCCTGCGGTTGAATGCAGCGGGTATGACGAATGCAGCTATAGGTAGAAGGTTAGGTGTCCATCAAGGCACTGTGCGCCGTTGGTTTAAGAAGCTTGGTTTACCCCCAAAGAAGGCTGGGTTCAAGTTACCAAACAAAGAGGCCGATAAAGACACACTCAAAGAAGATCTGGAGGTGCATTTGTCTGAGATGACCCGCGAAGCAGCGACCGAAGCAAAACTCGCTGCGTCAAAAGAAGAGGACAAGATTCTCGCCGAGATTGCAGAATCTCAAAACAGCCCCGCTGACAAATACCAGCACTACGTAGCGGCGGCAGGCATCAAACTATTGCGGGACAGCATGATAAACATCAAGGGTCCGAAGACTGTCCGCGAGATGTCAGAACTAGATCAGCTTATCAGAAGGAACCTTGGCCTGAATGCCAAGACAGGGGGCGGTGCAAGCCGCATGCAAATAGATATTTCCATACTTAATAATTCCAACGCTGATAAGGGTGAGGGATCGCTGGACAAGATGAAGGGTAAAACCGTGATCGATGTGGACAGCGATGGCAATGTGGACGGATAGATTTAGTATTGAGTTCGACGATGATGAAGATGTTGAAGGGCATCTAACTCTGAGTCTGCTAAATGACTTAGAAGAAGCTTATATTGGGGTGGTCTATCACCCTAACGGCCCGCCTGTATCTTGCTATAGCCACCCTATAGCTGCTGCAATCATTTCGTCTAACTGGAATATCTCTATCAACGCAGCTTCCAATTTGATTGACTATCTGTCTCAAAACGCTAAAGGTAAGTCACCTCCAGCATTCTTAAAAACGTGAAGCCATGTTTCTCTTTCGACAGATCATCGAAGATCCTATGGTTCTACGGCGAAAAGATTTAGGAGAAAACAAATTCACTTATCGTGTCACTCAAGCGAAAGGGACATTTTATCGAGTTATCCCCGATAACTGGAAAGAGATCTGTTACCTTAAACTTCTTGAGAAGGGAGATACCTTGGAAGTCCCCGCCGATGGGGATGGGGTAGTTATCCGAGACACCGTTGCGCCACTACAATCATGAACACTGACCGTCTGCTTGAGATCCATAAAGAAACCTGTGATGCAGCTCAAGAGATTATGCGGCAGAAAAACTCCGACTATACCGGAGGTTCTGGAGCCACTGATGCGCTGGCCAACTTCAAAGCATCTTTAGCCCTCAACCTGCACCCTGTAACCGGACTCCTGCTTCGTGTTCAGGACAAGATAATGAGGATACGGTCATTCGTGGCTGATGGAGAACTTCGCGTGATGAACGAATCTGTAGAGGATGCGTGCGACGACATCGTAAACTACGCTATTCTTTGCAAAGCTTTACTACGCGAAGAGGCAGAAACTAAATCAGAATAGAGATGGAAACAACTATCGCTGAAGAAGCCCGTTTAGAAGAGTGCTCCAAAGGGTGCAGAGATCTAGCATCATGGCTCGTAGATAGAGCCGAAATGATGAAAAAAGACATCACTGATGTTGAGGTCACATTGTATATCCTTGATCGCTACGTGGGACGGGTAAAAGCTAACGTAGATAAAGCTGGATGGATGGCCATCCAGAAATGATTGTCGGCGTAGACAACGGCCTTGAGGGAGGGCTGTGTGCGCTTTCTAATTTCGATGGTAGCGTAATTGACAAGATTGCTATGCCTTGCCGACAGCGAAGCAAGAAACGCGAGATAGACATCCGAAAAATTCATCAATGGTTGTCTGACTTAAACACTCTATTTGTTCTGGCCATTGAAGAACCTCTCGCGCATGCGAAAAGCTCTCAAGCAGTCCGCTCGATGGCTATCTCTTTTGGTAAGTTGTTAGGCATGGCTGAGTGCAAAGAGTATGAGGTTGCTCGAATCAGTGTTCAAAAGTGGCAAAAGAAAATGTTAGGTTTTATCCCAAAGGGGATGACCAAAGTAGCGGCATTGAATACAGCCGAGCGTATGGCTCCCGCTGAGAACTGGTTGAAGAATAAAAGGTGTCGCACTCCCCATGACGGGATGATTGATGCGTTCCTGATCGCGCACTATTACCGCAACAGTCGGGAAAAAAACTGATTGTTCTTGTGATCTGACGCTCTTGTGGTAAAGGCGTCCCGTGCCTAGATTTACCAGACCGGAACATGTAGAGGAGTTCTTTGAGCAGCACGATGTGCCTGTCGCGGAAAAACCAAGTTTCTACTGGAAAGCTATTAAGCCCGCTCACCAGTTAGGTTTTAGGATAAGTGAGACCGAAAGCGGGGACGTTGTAGTCTTTACTCCGGATCATCACAAAAAGGTATATCGAGGATTCAATCAGACTAAATATCACATAGGGATGATCTTACTCCACGCCATGCTTAGTAACCGTTTACACTAATGAAGACACTTTATCCTAAGCAACAAAAGATCCACGACTTGTTTGTTGCCAAACAACGACAGGGTAAATGCACCTGTGATACATCCCACACTGGAGTAGGTAAGACTATCGTTGGGTGCTACCTAGCTAAGACGTTAGGTATGCCAGTAGCCGTGATCTGTCCTAAAGCTGTAGTTCCGAGTTGGCAGCGGGAGATGGCGGAGATGGATATATCTCCTATCTTTATCCTCAACTTTGAAAGACTAAGGACAGGTAAAACCCCACACATGACTAAGGTGGGAAAGAAGATCATGCGGTGGCACCTCCCCGATGACACGCTTGTATTCATCGATGAGATCCATAAATGCAAAGGCCCCTACACACTTAACGCGCAGCTACTCATCTCGCTCCGGCAGCATGGGTATTCGATCCATGGTATGTCAGCAACAGCAGCGGAAGACCCGACCGAGATGAGGGGTCTGGGATACATGTTAGGGTTGCACTCGCTCAACAAACCAGACAACGGATTGCGGAGTTGGTATTCGTGGATGTTAAAATGGGGTTGCAAGAAAAACGAATGGGGTAAGTGGGAGTTAATCAGGAGGTCTTTGCTGCCTGCTCTCAGAGAGATTATGTATGACGATAACGTAAGCCGTCTTACGATTGATGACTTCCCCGACTCGTTCAAAAAGAACAGGGTGATTGTAGAGCCGTTAGACTTTAGCAATATCTCCAAGATCCGTTCGGCCTACCGACAAGCTGGCATCACACCAGAGATTGTGCAGCAGTATGTCGAGCACGGGACAGTCGAAGACTCTGAGCATATGCTCGTTAATATTTTACGAGCGCGTATGTTAGCTGAGTCATTTAAGATACCGGATCTTGTTGATATCACAGAAGAGCTTATCCACGAAGGGAAGAGCGTGGTGCTTTTTGTAAACTTTGCAGAGACAGTCCAGACCTTATGTCAGAATCTTGGCTGCGACCGTATCGAGGGAGGGCAAACTGAAGCGGAAAGGCAGCAGGCTATCGACAGGTTTCAAAACGATGAGAAACATATGATCGTCGTCAACATTGCGGCGGGCGGGACGGGTATTAGTCTGCACGATGTGCGTGGGGAGAGACAGCGAGTCTCGATAATCTGCCCATCATTTTCTGCTAAAAACCACATGCAGACGTTGGGCCGTATCCACCGCAACGGGGCCAAGAGCGATGCGATCCAGAAAATTCTGGTAGCTAACCGATCTATAGAAGAACATGTGATGAAAGCGATTAGCGCCAGACTAGCTAACCTTAATGACCTGCATGAACCAACCCGACCATAGCAGCAGGGGACACGCTGAGTTCTCCCCATCATCATTAAAATATGTTGCTGCCTGCCCTGCTTATCAGGGCAAAGACGGAACCAGCGCAGCAGCAGAGATGGGCACCCGCATCCACGAGGCTCTTGAAGTTCGTGATCCTTCTGCGCTGCATAACGAGAAGGAGACAGATATTTACGATCAGATCGTGGAGATGGAGGCAGACTTCATGGGCAACTTCTCAGCTATTAAGGAAGAGCACAACGAGATCCAAGTTGATGTTGAGTTAGACGGAACAAAGACATGGGGCACCTGTGACAGATTCTTGATATTAGACTCAGGGGCTACTGCGGTGATGGCCGATTACAAGACAGGCATTAGCATCATCGACCCTCCTGAACACAACTGGCAAGCAAAGGCATATACCGTAGGTGCTTTTCAAAAATACAAAGACATCAACAAAATCGTCTTCGTCTTCTACGTTCCCCAGCACCACGACAGTCTTCATCATACGTTTGAGAGGGATGACCTAGAATCTCTTATCGACGATCTCAGTAATGTGATTACTAAAGGAGAACGTGTCCGACCGAAATGGGAGAAGGGTGGGCCTGAACTTTCGGATTGTAACCCAACCCAATACTGCCGGTTCTGTCGCCATGAAGACTCCTGCCCTGCGTTGGGTGGTCTGGTTATTGACGTAGCTAAGAAGTTAGACTCCACCCTGCCTGATGTAGACCTTGAAAACATCGACGACCCTGCAAGGCTTACTGAGCTTTTTAACATTGCTAAGATTGTAGAGAACTGGGCAGCACGTATTAAGGAACGCGCAAAGGAAGCGGCCATGGGCGGGATGGAACTGGACGGCCTGAAACTTCGTTCGATGGGTAAGTCACGCAAGGTTACAGACAACGCAACGCTTACGCAGATTGCGGAAGAATTCGGATTGACCGAAGAATCTTTACTTGAGCATGCAAATTTCCCGTTAGCAAAAGTAGCTAAAGCTGTCGGGTCATCTGCTCCGAAAGGAGAAAAAAAAGAGGCCGAGCGCAATTTTATTGACGCCTGTGAAAGCGCGGGCATTATCCGCACGTCTGACGAACGGTTCTCGATTGTCAGCCAATAACAAGAAACAGTGAGCAAGAAACAAGAAACAGTGAGCAAGAAACAAGAAACCAATACCGCTCTTGCGGAAAAACCAAAAGCTGAACTCACCACCGCTAACGCAAGTGGACTGATAATCAGCTCTTCTGACATCGACGTGCCTCGCGTCAACATCATTCAGAAGACAAGTGAAATCGAGGCACCTCTGGGAAGTCTAGTTCTCGACAAGACACACATCTTGGCAGAGGCCGAAGACACCGTTGCGGTCACCGTTCTTTCCGTCATCAAGGGTTGGCGTGAAGACATCGACTACGACAGCGATGAGATTCCTCAGATTGCATACACGCAGGAAGAGGCCGATCAGATCAAAGCAACTTCTGAGTATGATCTCTTGGAGTTTGCGGAGATCACCATCCTGTTCAAGCAGCCAGAGGGTGGAGATGGTGCGGCGTATTCGTTTCCTATTGGGGACGATAACTACGCAATCGGGCGGCTCAACGTCGCAAAGGACGCATACCGGCAGACGTTCAAACGTCTAGCTACGTTTGCTGCCTTCAACCCCGACGCTTCTCTCCAACACAGATTGTGGGACTTTAAAAGTTCCTTGATCAGCCGAGGTAAATATTCGTGGTATGCACCGTCATTGTCAGTGGCTCAAGGAGAGCCAACTGATGCTGTTAAAACTTTCGTTACAAACTTCTCGTAATGGAAGCGCAGCCAATCCAGACGGATCACGAAGTCTTAGAGGCCGAGATTGAAATGCTCTCTGGCATGATTGCGGAAATGACCGCAAAAGTTGAGGAGGCGCAATCGAACCTGCGAAAGTTGTCAGTCGTTCGTGATGCCCTTCAAACTCATGTTGGAGAGTCTCAACTCGATCTTGAGTTAGACGAATAACCCTTATAGCCCACCCCGACCCATTTGTCATCGGGGTGGGCTTTTTTACATATGACGACATTATGGATACCTACGCATTGGACTTTGAGTCTTACTATGACAAGACCTGCTCAATCAGGCGGCTAGGACCACTGGGATATTTTTCACACCCTGAATTTGACGCCTACATGGTGTCGGTGGTTGGCGACAACGGCTACGAGTTTGTCGGCCACCCTAAAGACTTTGACTGGAGTCTGCTTGAAAGTCAGAGGGTTCTTTCTCATAACGCATCTTTTGACGAGACACTTTACTTCTTTGGAGTAGAGAAAGGCTGGTGGCCTTCTGTTGACTTTTCTGAATGGCACTGCACCGCAGATATGGCTGCTGCTTGTGGGCTGCCTAGATCATTGAAGAATGCCTGCAAAGAGGCCTTTGACCTCGAAATGTCGAAGACGACGCGAGACAACATGTCCGCAAAGCGTTGGGAGAACATGCCCGAAGATTTCCGAAAGGAAGTTAGTGAGTATGCTTTGAAGGACTCAGTTCTATGTTTGCAACTTTGGCAGAAGTATAAAGATAAATGGCCTGACCATGAGAAGCTGATTAGCCTTACTAATAGGAGAATAATCCAGAGAGGTCTGCCTATGGATACAGGTCTTCTAAAAGAACAACTTGAAACAATCAATAAAAGGCTTTTTGATGCAGAACAAGCTATCCCATGGGCCGGTGAAAAACCTCTTCTAAGCAGGAAAGCATTCGATGAGGAATGTTTGCAACACGGTTTAGAGCCTCCTAAATCTTTAGCGCAAACAGACGTAGACGCACAGGAGTGGCTGCGACAGTTCGGCCATAAATATAAATGGGTTGAAGCTGTCTCTAACTGGCGTCGTATCAACGCGCTCAAGAAGAAGCTCGAAGCATTCGACTACGCCACCTTGCCAGACGGGAGATACTACGGAGGCTTGATGTATTGGGGTGGGCACACTGGACGTTTTTCCGGCAGTGGCGGCAACCTTAACCTACAGAACCTACCCCGCGAGGAAATGTTCGGGGTCAACCTTCGCCACATGATTTGTGCGCCCGAAGGTAAGAAGCTAGTTGTCGTTGACCTATCTCAGATCGAGGTGCGGACTTTGTGCTGGTTAGCTGAGGATAAAGCCACTTTAAATGAAATCGCCAACACTGAAGACATTTACGAAGCGTTCGCAATCAGGATGGATTTGTGGGAAAAGGACTGGGGGTCTTTGAAAGAGAAAAACCCTAAACTACGGCACAAGGTAAAGGCTATTGTCTTAGGGTGTGGGTATGGTGCAGGAGCTATTAAATTTTCTGAGATGTATAACATGCCAATAGATGAGGCAAAGAATGCTGTAGATCTTTACAGAAACAGGCTTTTTACCATCCCAAGGTTCTGGAGGAAAATCAACTACCGCTTGAGGCAATGCTACGACACAAAAACTCCTTACGTCGCACTGCTCCCGTCAGGTCGAAAAATTGACTACGGTCGAATAAAACTGGTTAAACAGAATGGGCGCTTAAGTCATCAGGCTATAATCAGCCGAAACGGCAAAAGACTACCAATGAAGTTATGGGGTGGGGTAGTCGCGGAAAACCTTTCGCAAGGACTTGCAAGAGATGTCTTTTCAGACATGATCGTCAGGTTGGAGCAGGAGGGTTTGAAGTTAATTTTTCACGTCCACGATGAGGTCATTATTGAATGTGATGAAAAAGAATCTGAGTCAGTTTTGGAGAAAACAATAGAGATCATGTCAACGCCGCCGACATGGATTCCCGACATTCCTTTGGCGGCAGAAGGACAGATCATACAGAGATACCAAAAATGAAATATCGTTACTTGAAAAATCTGCGGGACAATAGCGCCCACTTTACAGCAGACGTAAGTAAAATTAAGAAACAGAAACCCAAGTTTTCAAACAAAGCAGAGTATCGAGATTGGTGTGCTGATTCACAAACGGATCATGTTTTTTACTCTACTGTGGAGGGGAGGGCTCCTTCAAAAAGGATCAGCAATGACAATCCTGCCAATAAGATATATGGTGTGGTAGCAGACTACGACGCATCGGTAAACTGGTTAGCTATTGATAGTGATATTAAGTATAAATGTGGGGCGGGTAAAAGCCCGACATGGAGATCACAAACTCAATCAGGATATTTACGTTTGGTGTGGGAGTTTAAAAACCCTATACCCATAGAGCCCGAGCTGTTCGACACGTTCATGTTGAACATGATGAAGTCGTTGCAGCTCAACAAACTATTCGCTGGTTTCGATAGCTCATCACTTCGGGCCAATCAGTATTTTGAACTAGGCGAAGATTGGGTCAATACTGCTGACCCCATAGAGGATAGTATTGTTCAAGCCGCTCTGGCCAAGTCAGTAGATGACAAGCCTCCTCAGTCTGCCGATACCTCGATACCTATCATTGCCGTAGCGGAAGAGATTGAATCCCGATTCCCGAACCGTTGGGTCGGGGACTTTGAGATAGGATCTCGTGGGCCACTGTTCTGGATTGACGATGGAATAAACAGGGACGGGTGTCAGGTGGTAGAAGATGGGATTGTCTGCTACAGCGACCGTGCTGGGAAAGGGTTCATGTCGTGGCGCGACATATTCGGAGCGGGGTTTGTGAAGGACTACGAAGAGAAGAAGCTGGCGGGTCTTCTCGACGAATACTGGTTTAATGGTCGTAGTTTCTTTAAGGTGTTGTATAACAGCGCGGTGTCTATACCACGAGACCAGCTCATTTTAGAGCTACGGCAAGCAGGGTTCACGGCCAAGCCTCGCAAGAACCAACCATTGTCAGAAGTTGAGGCCGCTATATTGACCGTAAGCAATCAGAACAGGATCGACGAAATTGCACCTGTTGTATTCTCAGGAGATCGGGTGGTGAGCTACAACGGGCACAGAATACTTAACTGTGCGAATATTGATCCTGTTCAACCTGATGCGGACGGGGATAGATCTAAGTGGCCGTTCTTAAATAAGTGGTTGAATCAACTGTTTGTGGACAGTGGGACAAGCCCTGCTTTGGACTACTTCTATTCTTGGTTGAAGAGATTCTATATGTCCGTGCTGCAAAAAGAGTTTGTCCAAGGTCAGGCTTTGCTATTGGTGGGACCAACCAACAAAGGAAAGTCCCTGCTATCCAACAGAGTCATCAGCGGTCTGGTCGGAGGGTATGCGGACGCTTCAGATTACCTGTCAGGCCAGACTCGATTCAACAAAGACCTTGGCCGTGTAGCCGCATGGGTGATTGACGATACGACATCAGCAGCCTCTTTTCAGGACCAACGCAAAGCGACAGAGTTGATCAAGAGGGCGGTGGCTAATCCAAGAGTTGAGTATCAAGCTAAGTATGCAGATGCTATGAGTATTCCGTGGACTGGACGAGTCGTGATGTCCCTTAACATGGACATCAACAGCCTGTCTGTGATCCCGTCGCTCGATAGCAGCAACAGGGACAAGCTTATGGCTTTGCGAATATCCGAAAAGGCTACCAGCAACTTCCCTAGTAATACTATTCTGGAGAAGACTATTGAGGAAGAACTTCCTTTCTTTGCGAAGTTCTTGATGGACTGGGTGATCCCGCCAGCCGTGGAAGATGTAGGCCGGTTCGGGGTTCGCTCCTTTATCGACCGTAAGGTAGCCGACGCCGCTTACGACAACTCAAGCCGGAGCACAGTTGCTGAACTAGTGGAGTTCTTTGTTAAGAGGTGCCGCGAGATGAACGATAAGATGTCGCATTGGACGGGGACACTAACGGAGTTCCAAGTTGCCCTGCACGATTTCAACAATGGGAGAAACGTGGGGATGTCCAACAATCTTGAGTTCGTCCGGCGCGGTATGTCTACACTAGAAGAATCCAGCAAGAACAATGACCATGTGCGCCCCGTGTTATCAAAGGGCAGAGGGGGTGGGAAGATCTGGGAGATCAATCTTTCTTCCGCTTACGATATTGATGTGATGACTCAAAAGAATCAGGACGCCGTAGCCGTTTGATCGGGAGGTGGAATCCGCTACTTAAATACTTGAACCCCTCGCTGTCGCAGTCTCCTTTTTCTTTGTAGTTCTTTGGTCGCGTTACATGGTAGGCACTCGCCCAACCTAGTAACCAAACCCGAGTTAAATCCTTGTGGACTCGTGTGAAGAAATACACATCAGCTTTCAGCTTCTTGTTCTCTGAGTTTACGCTCGCAATATAATGAAGCTGAGGACGTGTCGTGCAGGTCTTTGACTTTACGTCTACTTTGTTACCTTTGAAAAGATAGTCATGCGTGTAGCACTGTTCACCGACATGCTTTGCTCCTTTAATGTATTTCTCAAAAGCTACTTCGCCAAGAAAACCAGTCATGCGGCCCACCCCTCTTGTAAAAGAATTAGGGGGGATACCCAAAGATTGCGACCTGCGAAAAGCTTCTGCTACATCATCTTTGTTTGGGTGAAACAGGACAAACCTATTTTTAAGTTGTCTGAATTGACTCATTTTTTACGCGCTCGCCGCATAGCCGAGGCTCGTGAACGGCGGCGCGGGGGCTTACTAGCTCTTCGTAAAGACCCACCCCTGTATGCTCTTGTTTTTTCTGCAATTCGTTTGGGCTGTTTTACGAACTGCTTTCCTTTCCTAGTCCCTGCACGTTTAGCTCGTGTTGTTGCTGCATACTCAGCAGGGGACAATGCCTTGATTGCTGCTTCGGGCAAATATCTTTCTCCCGTCTCACTAGACTTCTTGCCGCTTTTAGTGCGCCACTTCTGTTTAGTCCAACGCTCTAAAGATCTCTGTGAAGCTGCCTTGGCCATTACTTACCTACTTTTTTCATGGCTTCTTTATGGGCTTGACCAAAGGTCTTCCCTGCCATCATTGCATTTCTCATAGAAGTCATATGCGCCTTTGTGTGGTGAACACTATGGCGTTTCATTGTGTCTTCTTGCCTCTTGGTAAGAGCTTTCTTTTTTAGGAGTTTTTCTCCACGTTTTTGTTGGGGTGTTTTCATAGTAGTTATGAGTAATTAGTTTCGATAACCGCCGCCCGCTTTTTTGTAACGCGATGCGAGCAACTGAGCTTTTCTAGCTGACCATTGTCCCGGCCTCCCGCCCTTGGAACCGGCTTTAATGCGCTGAAACATACGCTTTCGCATAGCGGGCTTGGTGTAATTACCGGCTTCATTTACACGAGATTTAGATTTTTTCTTAGGCATTATACTTTAAATCTTTTGCAGAATCTTTCCCATGCTGGAAAGAATAGTTCTTCAATACATACTACCAGACTCTCTTCCTCAAAGGAATCCAATCTATCGAGGCCGCTGAAGGCGAGAGAGGCGTGGATCATTTCGTGTCGAATTGTTGATTTTATTTCTGCTGGTTTTAAGGACGAATCAATTACTATGGTTTTTCGCTCGTGAGAGTAGTATCCGTAATACCCTTTTGAACGATTGTTCTCATCGCTTAGGTCTTCTCTAATAATCTTAACAGGAACTCCTGCTATGTGGATTGATTTGGGGAGAGTCATCCGTCTGCAAATTTGTTTAGGGCTCTCGCGTAAACCCCTGCTAGTTTCCCACGATTGTTGTTAATCATCATCCACTCTTCGCAGTTGCTCCCAAAGAAAGGTTCCGCAATGACCGCGATAGGTCGAACTTTGCGAAGCAGGTATGAGCCACGTTGCTTTGCGGCTCTAGGCTTCGCCCCTCTGGACTTCATATCAGGATACGATTCCTCCATCTCTTCTTTCAAAGCGTAAGCTAACTTGCTACCACCTTTGCTAGCATGCCAGTAGAGCCATTCGTGTCCTTCAGCTTGGGGAGTGGCCGAGTTAAAGTGTAGCTCGACAACAGCATCCACCTCATCCTCGATTAGTTTCTGAGCTAGATAATTAATAGCGCCAACATACGTAGGGTCTTTGTAATCGTTGTAGATCACATAATCCATAGTAAGAGCAGGTGCTATCCTACGAACTAGATCAGAGTTGAACATATACTCTGAAATAGAATAGCCAGACTCACGAGTAGTCATGGCCCCCTCGTCTCCTTGACGAGAATGACCTACTGCTAACCCAATCTTCATTTCTTAATCAGTCTGTAAAGTGAAGCTAATC